TCAGCTGCAAACCCATCTACACCGTCATGGTTGAGCCATTCCATTGCCCATCTACACAATTCACCGAGTCGCTGATTGGTTGGCAGGTTTTGAAATTCCGCGGTTGGATTCCAAAACAAACAATGATTGCCGTTGTGCATGCTATCATGCACAGGATCTTGGGCGCCGGGCCACTGTGCTTCAATTAGGGGATTGTTCCAGTACATGTAATTAAGTCCGATTCAAAAAAGTCATCCACTTTTCTAGATCACCGTACATGGCCAACATCATGGCTTGCTGACTGCCGAACAAAATAATCTGCGGATTTTTGCCAATTTTAATGTAGTAAGGACAATCTAATTTTTTGTCTAGAGTTAACAAATGCCTAGCAATAGCCGGCAAGTTAGTTGGCACGTCAAATGAGTATGTTTTTAAATCACAAGTTCCAAATGCCATAAATCCAGCGTTGGTCAAACGCAACCCACCGCCATCTCTAAAATTCATCCACCAAGATTGCAAGGCTTCTTCTAGTGTGGGGCGATCATCTTCGGGTAATGATTCCAGCAATCGTTCTGTATACTGCTGTCTGGTTGTCATACATCTTTTAATCTTTCAATTTTAAGATATTGCTGAAGTCGATGCAAGTTAGTACCATCACATTCTGTGCTACAAACTCTCATGGGTTTGGTGGCCCACCGGTCACTTACTTTTTTATACAGTGGTAAAATTTTATCTAGACCATTTGTGCCGTGATACTGTTGAAAGTCTCCCAACACTTCATGTATTTCTTTTGTAGCGTCATCAGGACGAGTCGGGCCATATGCAGCCTCGGCAATGTAAGGACAGGGTAAAAAGTATCCTTGTGCAGTGATCATGATTTCATCGCGAGGTAGTTGTAGGCACTGTATGTCGCCTTTGCCTCGAGGCTGGACTACCTTCCAACTCTTGGGTGGAGTCAACCATTGTACTGGTCGTATGGCTTCCCTTGAACTTACTTTTACTTGAAAATAAGTGAACCCCATTTTCTTGGCCAAGTTACGTGCTTCTGTAACTTGATGTTTGTTATGTTCAAATACCAAAAATGCCCAGCATGCTATACCACCAGCATCAATAAATGCTCGGGCATTGCGCATGACTTTTTTCCAAACTACCCTACGTCGATAAATGTGATTGGTGTCTTCCAGACCATCAATACTAAAAGTTAAAAAATTGTAGGGATGAGTATCAACTGAAAAAAACTTAGCTGCATCTCGCCACCAGGTCACAGTTCTGGTTCCGCCGTTGCTATCCATTTGAAAAAGAATATTGGGATTCTGTTGCTTGATCCAACTCATTATGGGTATGGCATCTTTGGCCATGGTAGGATCACCATGCGATCCTGTTAGTTTAATATATTTGACTTTGGTAAGATAATCAGATGGTAACAATTTTTTAATGTCACTTAGTGTCATTGTGGTTTGTGGTACCGCAGGATTTTCTACTATACCCAACACAGGATCATCGTCAAGATATCGATTGCATTGTATACACGCACTGTTACACTGCGTGGATAACTCTAACGCCAGTCTAGTGGGGTAATGATCAAACATTATGGATAAATTTTATCACCAGCAGTTAGGAGCACTACTGAAAACTTTGTGGTTTGAAACTGTGTGTTAAGTTTGCGAGCTAGATTCTTGGCATGGCCGGGATTAGAGAAACTGACCTTTTTATACTTGGGTCCAGGATACTGGGTAAGCATGTTTGAAGTTTTTAAGTTGATTGGTTTGTTGTCGTAAAAAACTGCCCACACGCCTTCTGAGGCCAGCACTTGCTCGGTCTTGTAGGTTTGTTTGTTGGTGATTTCAATTAACACCTGTGGCTTGGGTCTTGACATAGATAAACTCCGTGTTTATTTATCCCAATAACTATGTAGATTTAAAACCGCCGCCGGACAAAACCACCTCAATTGGTTCATTTTGAACAGCATGTTGTTGGCGTGATTGTTCTAGTGCCAACAACAGTTTGGTTATATCGCCGTGCAAATCCTTGGCATCACGCATGGGCATGATTAGGTCTTTTTGACCACGACTTTCTGCTGCCTTGATTGAATCAATGAACCGATTGATATGCAAACTCATCGCAGGTATTGTTTCAAATTAGGAGGCTGCCATCCTTCAGGCTTGAGAATTTTTCCATCTTCTCTGCGCAACACCACGCCAGTGCCTGCGTCTACTTTGGCCATATTGCTGTTGTGTACTTCTTTCCATGCACCTTCTACATCTACGCCAATTGACCATAAAGCGCCAATTGTCACAACCATGATGTCAATAAGCGCATCTACATCATCTTCTCTAGTGCTTGAATCGTCAAGCTCTTGCACTTCTTCTTTGATAAGAGAGTAGTAAAGTTTGTACTGATCGACATTCTCAATTCCAGTAGTTTGGCCTGATGCCAACATAAACATTTGATGGTCTTTAAATGGATTCATTTGCTTGCTCCTTTGTGTAAAATGGTCCTTGATACTTGTAACGCTCTAGTGCAATCAATTTGGGATTACGCACTACTTTCCATGCACGATGTTGTTTTACTGTGTACCATCCAGCCGCAAACCACGACTTAGATTTGTCTTGTTTGGTAAACAGTGGCAACTTTAGTCGCACATTCCACAATCCATTGTAGGTTTTGCATCCAGTTTCGTAGCCGTGAACTGAATCATTGGGTGGTGGTGTTACTGTTTCAGAAGGTTCAAAAGTGATGTCAATCACCTCTCTAACCATGGGCATGGTTTTGTAGTTGGATATTTGATTTTGTATTTTTACCACATATCCATCTGCACTGGCTTCAATGTTGCCAATCTTCTGATTGTCTTGTTTGAGAATCCAGTATTGATTGTCAATTACTGGTTTTGCTACTATCATTTTAACACTCCTTGATATGTTTGATTCAGCCAGCGACCAATTGGTTCGGCTTGGTCACTCAGCTTGGTAAGTTCATACTTGCCGCAGAACTTGAGAAAGTGTGCGCCCACCATGCCAATGTCTTTGTTACTGACTTGTTCACAAATCACAGCGTCCACAACATCTTTCACTGCTTGTGGTTGTGCTGTGAGATCGATCAGCGTGACATTGCGTTCGTAATCTGTCAGCACCTTGTGTTCAACTTGTTCATGGTCAGACCAACGTTGCAACATGAGATTGTTCCAAGAATAGCCTTTCTTGTCTCGATCCTCAAAGGCTTCTGTAAGTCCCACTTGATTCTTGGTGCCTTTCACACGCACACCAGGGTAGGCCGAGAACACATTGTCACCAGGATCACCACGCATGCACTTCAAGAACAGCACCCACTTCTGATAATCTGGGGGAGGCACAAAGTCAGCATCGGCTTTGCCAACCTTGATCTTTGAGTTGCTTTCAATAGTGAATGCCAAGTTTTTGCCTTTTGCGTCTGTAACACCAGCAACACTAAACAAGTGATCGTTGATGCCATTGTACAATTTTACATTGGGTGCAACCAACTGAACGAAGTCTGAATCACTGCTGACAATAATATGTTCATCTTGGGGGTGTAATGCAATCCAGCGGCCTATGATATCGTCCGCTTCTGCTGTTGCGCAACGAATTACGCTACAATTTGTTTTCTCAGACAAGTATTTAGTCAGCTCATCATAGGTTTCCCAAAACAACTTGTCCTCTTCTGCTTCAGTTTCACTCATGGCACCGCGGGCCACAGCACGATTGGCTTTGTAGGGTTTGTAGTGGTCCTTGCGCCAACTGCGTCCCTCCAGTGCGAAAACCACGTGATCCACACCAAAACGTCTAGCTACCTTGTTGGCGCTCATCATGGTCAAGTGTAACGCAAAGCCCAATTTGGTCCATGTATCGCTGGCCCTGTGTGCTGAGTGTCGGGCACGGAAAAACATGTTGGCAGTATCAATCAGTAGATATTTCATTAGGGCGGTCCAGAAGTTTGTGTTGTTTCATGTATTGTAACACATATTTGGACCAAAAGCTATGGCCGTTGGCTCCAAAGTGATAACTTTTGGGATTCACGTGTTCGAATCCGTTGTTTTTTAATACAGCGTTCCAACTGTGTTCTCTTGAGTAAGGTTGGATATAGTGATTTTGCCAATCTCTTTGATTTGGTATGTCATTGAATGTGCTGTTGCCACTGTAGAACAAATGCCGCACATTGAGATCCTTTAGTCGGCAGTGAAGATGCCATATTTTGTTGTGCCATTCATTTGTTTTTTGAGCCCAATCCACATCCACAATATACTGACGATATCTAAATTCAAGCTCTGGTGGCACCATATCTACTCCACTAGCGTTTACTTGATAGTATTGGCCTTCATGCACCCATTCTTCTCGTTCCCAAGTGGTCCATTGAATCACCATCACAGTATTATACAAACGATCGTAGTTTTTTTGCATCCAATCTGTGGTGGTACGCAATATACGATCATTGCTGGCTGCTGTTTCGGCATCACAGTAAAATTCAGTGTTGAGCATTCGGCTCAGATGCCGCCCCCAACTGGCTTCCAAGTTGATTGGATGAGGCCTGCGGTCAATGCCATACCGTCCATCATCCACAGCAAAACAATCAGGCACCACTGCTTCGGCAGCCGCTGTATGGCTGCAACCATTCACGTACAATATCATCGCTTGAGCAATACTTTTTCTGTTTCGGCTGCCACCACACGCTTGCGCAAACTTGAACTTGAGAACGAGTGATCTCTGCCGTTGAACACAATCTCAATGCCACGATTATAACACTCATCACGACCGGTAAAGTCTTTGTCACAATACTCTACACCCAGCACCCGAACATCCAAGGGCAGGATCAATAGAAGGTCACAGAGATCCTGTTCGGTTTGGTACACAACAACTTCATCAACGTAACGGCATGCAGCCAGCTGTATCTGTCTCTCCACAATACTTTGTATCGGACGATTCTTAGTCTCAGGCCTATCGATAGTTGGGTCCGTTTGGAGCCCACAGATGAGGTAGTCAC